TTTCAAGGTAAAGGTGGAGAAGTCATCAGCACGGTTTTTAGAGGCAGATACAACAAGTATGTTCTTAGTGGGGTCTAGTAGTAGTTGATGTACAGCATAGGCAGAACATATCCAGGATTTACCTACACCACGGAACGCCATGATAACAGATCGTTTAGGACCGTGTTGCATGAAGTCAGCTATGTCGTACTGTAAAGCTGTAGGATCAGGTAGGTTCAAGTGTTTCCAAACTATATATAAGAAGTTACGGAAGTCCTTGAGTTGTTTAAGCTTTTCAATACTCATAAGCCAACTCTCTCTGTTTCGGTGTTATAACTGTAATTACTTAATCTTTTCTTTAAGTTCAGGGTCTTCGTCAAAAGGTAACACTTCTCCAAGTAGATCATTAAGAGGAGTATCTTTACCACTCATAAGAACTACATCGTTATCTTTTAGAAGTTGTCTAGCACAGTTAAGAAGGGAAGGATTATATTCCTCAGTGATGTGCATTTGTTTAATACCCTTTTTTAAGGTGTCTGTTACTAAAATGTGTAGCTCACCTAATTCTTCTTGTGTCTTCATAATATTCTATTCTTATCATTGTTGTTATAAAAGCACAAGAAAAAGGGGAAGCCCCACAAATGTGAGACCTCCCCGATTAACTTGTTATTAACTGTAAGGATTAACTTAAAGCAGCTTCAAACTCAGCAACAGTTCCTAACTCAGTACCGTTGTGGTATAAGTCAGCGTCAAACTTAGCAGCAGAAGCAGAACCGTCTGTACTGGAAATATCAGAAGAAGCAGCAGTTGCAGAAGTTGTTAAAACTTTGAACTTGTCATCACCTTCGTCCCATATAAGAGCAACATTGGATTCAGCAGAACCACGCTCAACAATAAAACCACCGTCATTAGAAGCATTCGTTCCGCTTCCAGCACCTTTTGACAGGTTCATAATACTGTCAGTTACATCGATGTTAGTGGTGTTTACGGAAGTAGTAGTGCCGTTAACAGTTAAGTTACCGCTGAATGTAGCGTTGGCAGCAGAGATGTTACCAGAAAAGGTAGCACTGTTTCCGTCGGCAGCAAGTGATCCAGCTTGAGTTTGGAGATTGCTGATGTCTGTATCGTTACTGGATACATTGCTTTGCAAGGTGGAGATATCACTGTCGTTAGACGCAACATTGGATTGCAAAGTAGCAATATCAGAATCGTTAGAAGAAACATTTGACTGAAGAGTTGAGATGTCTGTGTCATTAGAAGCCACAGCGTCAGCAACAGTTTTAAGTTGGCTATCAAGAGCTTCGTCAGCAGCTTTAAGGCTTGCAGCAGAACCTAGATAGTTAGTAGAACCGTTAGCTGTGTAAGCACCGTTAGCACCTAGACCAGCACCAGTTTGAGTAGCATCTACTTCAGTTTGAAGGGAAGAGATGTTGCTTGTGTTAGTGGAAATGTTACTAGTATTAGTAGAAACACTTGAGCTAACAGTTGAGATTTCTCCGTCAACATATTGTTTAGTAGCAGCGTGAAGATTAGCTGTAGGAGCACCACTGAGCGTAATAGCTCCAGTCATGGTTCCACCAGCAAGAGCAAGCTTTTTATCAAGCTCTACTTTTGTTTTTTGACCCAATTGGGTAAGTAAGGTAGACATAATTTATATTCTTTCTATGTTAGTATTGTGAGAGTGTTTTTAAATATTACAAACACCGAGTAAATCTGTCAATAGTCAGCTATTAAAAGGTTTCCAGCTTCGTCTGTTAAATTATCTGACGCTTCTGTAAGTAAATGAATAACAGCAGGAATTGCATTTCCTAAAGATAATATTTTCCAATCTGTGCCGTTATCAACAGCTACACAAGGATTACCATCTTCACCGTCAGATACATAAACAACTCTTCCAATTGTACTTGGAGTAGGTAAAGTTGAAGTTGTGTAAGTTCCTATTTGTAAAAGCTGTGCTATAGATAAGCTGCCTGATATAGAACCTCCAGATGTGTTGAGTTTTGTATCTAGTTGAGTCTTAACCTTTTGCCCCAACTGTGTAAGTAAAGTACTCATGGTCCTGTTAACGCATCCACAAAGTCATCGTAATCACCCACTTCAGCTTCTCTTGCATCAAGAAAGTAAGGTAAAGAAGTCCAAGCAGTCGTACCGTCTCCTATTTTTATTCTGTTCCTTGTGGCATCTAGTTCTATTCCTATTTCACCTTCGAGCAAAACAGGGTCAGAAGCAGTCCACTCAGAAGCTGTTCCTCTTCGTAATTGTATTCGTTTAGTAAAATTAGGCACTTGCTCCTCCTCCGTCAAAGATGTCTTCGTCTTGTACTACAGCACCACCTCCGTCTAAAGTAACGAAGAATGGATCACTTTCTAAAGATTCTACTTGTGATTCTAAAGTTTCTGCTTTTTCTTTACTGTCCACAGCTACCGCACTAGCAGCAGCAGCGATAGTCCTACTTTGAAAAGCAAGAGGGTGAACACGAACTACAGGTCTTCTAGGCATCTGTTACCATTTACGACAAGACCAATACCCTGCCGATAACTTTGATTTCTTTTGATCGCACTTATGTCTAGCTCTAAAAGATTTTCTAGCTTTAGGATTGGACTTTCTAATCTTCATGTTAGCGTCCCCGAATCTTATGGTCTTTGTCTTAGTACCTTCTTTAGCACATACAACAAACTTTTTCTTACCGTGCCCAGGTTCTCCTTTGCGTATTCTTCTGGGTTTATTAATAGCTAAACCTTTACGCTTACATCCTGTAACTACTTTCTTCTTCTCAGCCATGCTGTTAATTTTTAAACCCACGCTTCATATTAGCGTATGACTGAGGTGATATAGTAGATTTGCTTTTGCTACGGCTAATGCCTAGCTTTCTTCTTCTGTTAATGTTTGCGTATAATCCTTTTTTCATCGTTTAATTAATATCTCCATCATTCTATCTAGTTTACCGTTAATCTCTTTTACAGTTGTTTCAAGACCACTCATACGGTTTTCAACAGCAGTATCTCGTTCTCGTTGCGTAGCTAACTCTACTTCAATCTTTGTTAATCGTTTCTCGTCTGTATCCAGTCGATCTGATAGTTTCTTTATAACCCATCCGATAGCACCTAGGATAACAGCTAGAGCAGTGTCGAGAAAGTGTGATACTGATTCAGTCATTAGATTTTACTTTTTAAATCTTCTACTTGTGCAGAGAGTTCTTGAACAGCTTTAATTAAAGGCATGACAAGAGCACCGTAACCTAGTCTTTGTACTCCGTTAGGTTCTTCATCCCAACCATCCCATTCACCTATGTTTAACTTATCTAACACACCTTTAACTTCTTGTGCAATTAAACCTGTATAAGTAGCTGGGTTATCTAAAGGTCTATTATACTCCTCGCTGTTTTTATCTTGATAACGTTCTTCTAAGATACCTTCCTCCCAATCAGCAGGGTTTTTCTTGTTAAAAGTTTTTGTTTTAAGTTCATTGATGAACTCTAAACCTAAATTACTATCTTTAATATTCTCTTTTGTTCTTTCATCAGACAGCGAAGTAATAGTTGTTACATTGCATTTTAAAGTTGTAACGCTTGTATCACCTAAGATTACTTGATTATCTCCAGTAGCTGTAGTACCTGCTCCTAGAACTGTAGTGTTTGAATATGCATAAGCATTACCACTTGAATAAGCTGAACTTGCACCTACAACAGTATTGCTATTTCCTGTGCAATTAACTAAAGATAACCCCCCTACAGCAGTATTAGCGTAAATTGCATTAGGAGTAGGTTGAGTATATGATATTAATCCTAAAGCATTCTGCCCAAATGCCGTATTCCTATTAGCTACTCCTGAACTAGCATCTATACATTGACCAGCTGATCTTCCAAACATAGTGCTATTAAGAGTGCCTGAACCTGCATTTTCAAAAACAGTAGAATCTCCGTAAACAACATCATTAGGACCTGGACCACTAACAGAATCATTTTGTACTGGTCCGTTTAGTCCTACTTTAGCTGTGTTAGCTGCAACAGCAGTGTTATTAGCTACTTCAGTATCAAAGTCAGATATAGTCGCAGCAAGTTGAGTACCTGTGTGATTAGCTCTGTTCTTTAAGTTAGAGTCTGTATCATTAGCTGTTGCACCTGCTGCAATACCTGCAAGCTTAGTTTGTTCAGCGTCATCATACTCATTTGTATTTGCGTTGCTTTCGTAAAGAGTCTTAACTTGAGCAGCCGTAGGAGAAGCACTACCGTTAGCAGCAGCTGTAATCCTTCCTTGTGCATCTACTGTTAGATTAGTAGCAGTGTAAGAACCTGGAGTAACAGTAGTGTTAGCAAGCTTGTCAGCAGTTATAGCACCATCGTTAATCTTCTCGGTAGTAATAGAAGAGTTATTAATCTTCTCGGTAGTAATCGCAGAATCAGTAATAGTATTTGTTCCTATCTGATTAGCTGGAGGAGGAGTTCCTGTCGCAAATGATGTGGTAATAGTATCATCTACATATTTCTTAGTAGCAGCTTCTTGAGCGTTTAAAGGATCAAGAACATTTGCTATTTTATTAGTACCCATATCAAGCGTACCACTCATCGTATCTCCGCTCTTGTTTACCTTTAGAACATCAACACTATCAACATAAGTCTTGTTAGTTAAGTCATTACCAACACTAGGAACAGCAGTAGAAGTTACTTTATTAACTCCCATCTGCAAGTTACCTGACATCGAATCTCCTGCCTTGGTAACTTGAAGAAGGTCTTGTTGGTCTACATAGCCTTTACGAGCAGAGTGATCGCTACTAATAGGAGCACCTAAACCACTAACCATGTTACCTCCCATAGCCAAGTCACCTGTCATATTATCCCCAGCTTTAGTAACTTGTAGTGCGTCTTGTCCGTCTACATAAGTCTTATTAGTAAGATCATTACCAGTACTAGGAACAGCAGAGGAAGTGACTTTATTAGCACCCATGTCCAAGTTACCAGTCA